AGTTTAAGCAGAAGATATTATGTGTAAAGAGATACTATTAAATCATTTAGTCATGCAGTCAGCATTATATGATTTACCATCTGAAAAAGAAAGACAAAGAAGTAATACAGAGTTAGCAAATCTATTTGGTAATATTATTGCTAATAGTAATATAGATTCATTCTTTGAGATAGGTGCTTTAAATGCAGAGTTTTCAATGTTTATTAAAGATCACGTAAAAAATGTTGTGGCATTTGAAGCAAGCCCACGTAACTATAAAAATGCTAAAGACTCACTATCTGATATTGAATATTTAAAAATGGCTGTATCAGATATTGATGGAGAGGTTGAATTTAATATTGCCACATCCACTAAGTCTGGTTCTGGAGCAATAAATGTAGGAGCAGACTCTATGATGTCAAGAATTGATAATCAAGATATTATTTATAATGTAAATAAAGTGCCTTCTACAAAGCTAGATACTTTTATTAAAAATAAAAAATGGGATAACCAAACTAATGCCTTATGGATAGATGTAGAAGGTGCATCATTTAAAGTTCTCTCAGGAGCAGAAAACACTTTGGCAAATACTAAAGTTATCTTTATTGAGATGGAGCAATCAACGTTTTGGAAGGATCAAGCTTTAGTTGATGAAATAAACAAGATTTTATGTAACAAGAACTTTGTTCCAATTGCAAGAGATTTTGAATATGAAAATCAATTTAATGTAGTCTATGTGTCAGAAGATATTTTATATTCTTCTGCAGTTGATATATCATTACAAATGTTTTATGCTGGAATTGTAACTAAGGGGTCTAGTTATGTCCAAAAAATCTAAATCAGTATTTATTGCTACCCCAATGTATGGCGGTATGTGTCATGGATCATATGCTAAAAGTGTATTTAATACCATGAAATTTTTATTAGACAACGGTATAGAAGTACAATACAGAGACATGTACAATAACTCTATTATCACTGAGGCAAGAGATTTATTTACACATATGTTCTTAAACTCAGGTTGTGACTATTTATTTTTTATTGATGCTGATCAATCATTTAAACCAGAAGATGTTTTGCGTATGATTGAAGAAGATAAAGATATGATTGGTGGAGTTGTGCCAAAGAAAAGAATGAACTGGGAATCTGTATCTGAAGCTGTTAAGCATGGAGTTCCTTCAGATATGCTGAGCAAGTTTAGTGGAGAGTTTAACTTAGCATTAATGCCAGGACAAGAGCAACCAGAAGATTTTACAAAATCTTTTGAGGTATCTCATATTGGTACTGGAATGATGATTATTAAAAAGTCAGTATTTGAGAAGTTAAAGTCATCTACTAGAGAGTATACGTATACTGGTTCAGGAGTTCTTGGTGCAAATCCAGGGGATAAAATGAATGAGTATTGGAATACTAACATTTCAGATGAAGGAACACTAATGGGAGAAGATGTAAACTTCTGCTATATGTGGAGAAAACTAGGTGGCAAGGTTTATGCTGCTCCATATGCAAAAACAACACATGTAGGCTCTTACGAGTTTTCTGGAACATTAAATCCATAATACTGCTTTATTAAACTTAAAGTGCTATACCTAATCTTAAGGTATAGTCTTTTTGTTTTACGCTTGAAACTATTAAATAATTATGTTATACTTAGGTACTACTTCAGAAAACATGAAGTACTCATCTATTTTTACTTTGAAAGGTATATAAAATGTCAGAAAGCGTATTTTCATTCCGTCTATCAGAAGATTTTGTGAGCAAGTATCAGTTCACTCCAGCACCATTTGGATTCTCAGATGCAGGATCTAATTCGCTTGGAGAGATTACTTTTATTCGCACATATTCTCGTGTTAAGGAAGACGGTACAAAAGAACGCTGGCATGAAGTTTGTCGTCGTGTAATTGAGGGTATGTATTCAGTGCAAAAGAACCATGCCAAAGATAATCGTCTACCATGGAATGATAATAAAGCACAGAAATCTGCACAAGAAGCCTTTCAAAGAATGTTTGAGTTAAAGTGGACTCCACCAGGTCGTGGCCTATGGGCATTTGGTACCCCTATGACTATGGAGAAGCGTAACTCAGCATCCCTTCAAAACTGTGCAATGGTTTCAACCAGAGACCTTGACCGTAATGATCCTGGTGCATTATTTGCTTGGGTAATGGATGCTTTGATGCTGGGTATTGGAGTTGGATTTGATACCCTTGGACAAGATAAGCAGATGCCTATCTATGCACCAACAGAACCAGCATCAACTTATGATATTCCTGATACTCGTGAAGGATGGGTTGAATCAGTTCGTCTTTTGATTAACTCATTTCTACGTCAGAATCAATCAATCCAGCTTTTCAACTATGATCTCATCCGTCCTCTAGGTGCCCCTATTAAGGGCTTTGGAGGCGTTGCAAGCGGTCCAGCACCACTTATTGATCTCCATACACGTATCCGCAATGTAATTGGCTCTAGAGCAGGAGAGATGCTTGATTCTCGTGCTATTGTAGACATCATTAATCTTATTGGTACCTGTGTTGTTTCTGGCAACGTTCGTCGTTCTGCTACCCTTGCTCTTGGTGCTCCAAATGATAAAGATTTTATTAATCTAAAAAATGCAGAAGTTTTTCCAGAACGTAACTCATACGATCCAGAAAATCCAGGTTGGGCGTATATGTCTAATAACTCAATCTCTGCTGAGATTGGAACAAAGTATGAAGACTATGTTGATCTAATTGCAAACAATGGAGAACCTGGTTTTATCTGGCTTGATGTTGCTCGTAACTATGGTCGCTTAGTAGATCCAGCAGATGGCAAGGATTATCGTGTAATGGGTATGAATCCATGTGCTGAGATGGACCTTGAAAGTGGAGAAATGTGTACTCTTGTTGAAGTTCATTTAAATCGTCATGAGTCTAAGGAAGACTTTTTAAAGACATTGAAATTTGCATACCTTTATGGAAAGACTGTAACACTAATGCCAACACATTGGCCACAAACAAACGGTATCATGCAACGCAATCGTCGCATTGGAACATCTCTTACAGGAATAGCTTCTTTTGCTGATGAGCATGGCTTGCCTATTGTCCGTGAGTGGATGGATGAAGGATACAATAAGATTCGTCATTATGATAACAAATATTCAGAATGGCTTTGTGTTCGTGAATCAATTCGTGTAACAACAGTTAAGCCTTCAGGATCTGTATCTCTTCTTTCTGGTGCGACTCCTGGTGTTCATTGGGGTCCTGGAGGAGCTTTTTATCTTCGTGCTATTCGTTTTGGAAAGCAAGATCAAATGATGCATTTGTTTAAAGCAGCAGGGTACAAAATTGAAGATGATATTTACTCAGAAGATACCTCAGTAGTATACTTCCCAATTAAGTCAGGACACAAGCGTTCTGAAAAAGAAGTAAGCCTATTTGAGAAGATTGGACTAGCTGCAACATCTCAGAAGTATTGGTCTGATAATGGAGTTTCTGTAACCTTATCTTTTGACAAAGAAACAGAAAAGCAGTTTGTTGCTCCAGCACTACATATGTATGAAGGTCAGCTAAAGGCTGTTTCATTTCTTCCAATGGGAAATAAGATTTACCCTCAGCAACCATACTCTGAGATTACAGAGGAAGAATATAATGCCTATATTGGAAAAATTGCAACAATTGATTGGTCTGCAATTTATGACGGTATTGAGAACCTTGACGCACTGGGAGAAAAATACTGTAATAACGATAACTGTTTGATCTAGTAATATATGGTACAATTATCATATGATTGATAATGTACAAAGTTCTCATAAGATGTGCTCTATAGTTGGTTGTGGTAAAGAAAAACATGCAAAGATGCTTTGCCACAATCACTACAGAGAGCTTATACGTAGATCATCAGGAGTAAAAGCACAAGCAGTAAGACCAGATAAGTGCGTTGTTAAAGATTGTAATAAAAAACATTACTCTATGGATTATTGTGCCTCTCATTATGCAAGACTTAAATCTGCTGCAGGAATCCAAGAAGAGCTTCCAATTAAGGTTCTTATTTATGGAAAAGAAAACTGTGATGTTCCATTTTGCAAAAACAAGCATAAAGCAAAGGGTCTGTGTGCAACTCATGATTCTACAAAAAGAAACTACAGTCTAACATCAGAACAGTTAGTACAAATGTTATCTAGATTATGTGAAGTTTGCGGGGCTGCAGATAATCTTACTATAGACCATGATCATTCATGCTGCAATTCTAGAACTTCTTGTGGTAAATGTGTAAGAGGAACTGTTTGTCAGCACTGCAATAGATCAATGGGTCAGGCAAAGGACAATATTCAAATTCTAAGAAGCCTTGCTGACTATCTTGAGAGGTATAGTAGCAATAATGGTTTGTAGTATGACCAAATTACTCAACTTATGGTATACTTATGGTTATGAGTAATACAAATAATCCATTAATCAACCCAAAGACTGGTTTGCCAATCATTGGAAATGTACGTAAAAAGGTCATTGAGAAGAACTACGATTGGGGACTTTATGTGTATAAAAAGTCTTCTGGAAAGTGGTTTACAGATGGCAACGGTAATGTTTTAAACATTGAGTCAATGCGTAATGACGTTTCTAAGATTGCTGAACTAAAGAGTGCAGCAAAGCACTATGGTGATCCAGGAGATGGTGAAGCAGTATTTGTTGCTGGATTAACTCGCATTACAGATGAACAACATTCAGAACAAATTGATCGTATGGCAAATGGTTTAATTCCTTCAATGAATGATCTTGGTGCATGGCAAGCAGCACAGAAGACACTTGAGGTTTCTGGAAGAGAGGCATTTGATGAGTGAGGATAGAGAATTCACATATATTTCTGCAAGTTTAAATACGCAGGAAGAAAAAGATAATCCTTTTAAAGAACAAGATCCATTTAATAAAACATGGGATGTACTCAAAGATTATTCTGGTCTTGACCAAAACTTTCGTCGTAGAACAGCAAGAAACATTGGTAAGGCTGCAGATGTAAGTAGTCAAGGATACGTTGATTCAGCTAATGCAACACCAACAGGTGTAGATGCTGGATCAAAACAGATTAATCCTGGAACGGTATATAGAAATGGTTATGGTCTATTTGATGTAATTACTCCTCCATACAATCTATATGAACTTGCAAATTTCTATGATACTTCATTTGCTAACCATGCTGCTATTGATGCAAAGGTTGCAAATATTGTTGGACTTGGATATACCTTTGAGGTAACAGATCGTACAATGCTTTCTTTTGAAGGTAAAGAACAAAGTGCTGTAGACAAAGCACGCAAGCGCATTGAAAAGATGAAACTTGAGATGCGTGACTGGCTTGAAAACCTTAATGATGATGATTCTTTTACAAAGACAATGGAAAAGGTTTATACAGATCTTGAATCTACTGGAAATGGATATATTGAAGTAGGTCGTACAGTAAATGGTGATATTGGTTATATTGGCCATATTCCAGCAAGCACAATTCGCATTCGTCGTTTACGTGATGGTTTTATGCAGATCATTGGTCAGAAGGTTGTTTACTTTAGAAATTTTGGAGCAAAGAATCCAAATCCTGCTACACAAGATCCACGACCAAATGAAATTATACACCTAAAAGAATATTCTCCACTAAACACATATTATGGCATTCCTGATATTGTTGCAGCACTTCCATCACTTATTGGTGATCAACTTGCTTCACAGTATAATATTGACTATTTTGAAAATAAAGCTGTTCCTAGATATGTTGTAACTCTTAAGGGTGCTAAGCTTTCTAATGAAGCAGAAGATAAGATGTTCCGTTTCTTGCAGACAGGTTTAAAGGCTCAGTCACACAGAACACTTTATATCCCACTTCCTGGTGATACAGATCAAAATAAAGTTGACTTCAAAATGGAGCCAATTGAAAATGGTATTCAGGATGGTTCATTTAAAGAGTATCGCAAGCAAAATCGTGATGATATTCTTGTAGCACACCAGGTTCCAATTTCAAAACTTGGCGGTACAGATTCAGCAGCAATTGCTGCATCAATTGCACAAGACCGTACATTTAAGGAACAAGTTTCACGTCCTGCTCAGGGACATCTAAACAAGGTCATCAATAAAATCATCAAGGAAAAAACAGATGTTCTTGAGTTGAAGTTTAATGAGCTTACACTTACAGATGAGATTACTCAATCACAGATTCTTGAGCGTTATGTTAAGACTCAAGTAATGATGCCAAATGAAGCACGTGAAGCAATTGGCCTTCCTCAACATCCAGATGGAGATGCTCCATTTGTAATGTCTCCAAGACAAGCAACAGATGCTGCTGCAAATCTTGCTGGTAACAGAGCAAGAGATACAGCAAGAACAAATAGTCAATCTGATGGATCTGCAACTACAACTGGTCGTAATCCAAAGGGTGAAGGTAGAGCGTCTCAATAATTGAGAAATGTTGTAAAAGGTTTGGTATAATAGAATCGTCATGAATATAAATAAAGCACACTGGTCAACCGACGGCGATAACGTTCGTCTATCAATGCCTCTCACAAAGGTTGATCAAGAACGTCGTATTGTTTCAGGTTTTGCTTCTTTGGATAATCTAGATAAGCAAGATGATATTGTAACAACAGAGGCTTCTATGGCAGCATTTGCTAAATTCCGTGGGAACATTAGAGAAATGCACCAGCCATCAGCAGTTGGTAAGATGGTTTCATTTAAAGAAGATAAGTATTTTGATCCAGAGACAAAGAAGTTCTATAAGGGCGTATTTGTTTCAGCGTATATTTCAAAGGGTGCACAGGATGCCTGGGAGAAAGTTCTAGACGGAACATATACAGGTTTTTCTATTGGGGGACGAATGAATAAGTGGGATGATGCTTATGATGAAAAATCAGATAAGCCAATTAGAGTTATTAAGGAATATGATTTAGTTGAGTTGAGTCTTGTAGATTCCCCAGCTAATCAGTTTGCAAATATCGTATCAGTTGAAAAAGTTGACGGTGTAGATACACTAACAGGTTCATCAGCAGATACAATTGTTGAAAACGTATTCTGGGATGCAGAATCTGGAATCGTTACAATCTCTGAAAATGAAACAGAGCTTAGCCCAGTTTCTGGTGAAGAGATGAAAAATATTGGATTTGTTGAAAAGAATGACTCAGAAAAAACCACAATGATAAAGTTCTTAGTTGATAGTGCAAAAGGCATTAGAACAATTAAGATAGCAAAGGAGGATAATCCTATGACAGAAGAAACAACAACAGTTGTTGATGCTCCAGAAGCACCAGCAGCAGACGTAGTTAATGAAGTTGAGGTTGCTCCAGAGGCTCCAGCAGAGGCTGTAGCAGATGCACCAGAGGTTGTAGCAGAAGTTGCAACTGAAGAGGCACCAGCAGCAGTTGAAGATGGTAGTGCTCCTTCTATTGAAGAAGAAACAGAGAAAGCTGATGAAGCAATTGTTGAGGTTGCAACAGCAACAGCAGAAGTTGCTAAGGCAGTTTCTGAAATTCAGAACTCTGTAACTAATGCCTTGAGCGATCTTGCAGCAACAGTAAAGTCTTTGCAGACAAACGTTGATGCAATTACAAAGTCTCTTGAATCCGTAACAAATGAAGTTAAGGAAGTTAAGGGAAACTTTAACGAGTTTGGAAAGACAGTTGATGCCGTAGTTGCAGATACAGCTTTCCGCAAGTCTGGCGATCTCGGCGAGATTGTACAGGAATCACCAAAAGTGATTCAGAAATCCCTATGGGGCGGACGTTTCCTCACAAATTCCGACCTATTTAACTAAAACAAAATCACTAGGAGGTGAACAATATGTCAGAACAAAACAACACAGAGATCCTAAAGTCTTTTTCTCACCCAACAGGTGATGGCGTTGCAGTATCAGGTAACATTGGTGGTGCAGTAGCTCAGGGACCTAATGGAAATCTTTCTCCAACAACTGTAATGGGTAACATTGCAACAGCTAATTTTGGAGATTTTTCTGGACCAAACGCAGTAAACCCATCTGGAACTCCAGGAGGCGTTCTACTACCAGAGCAGGCTCGTCGCTTTATTGATTACGTATGGGATGCAACTGTACTAGCTCAAGATGGACGTAGAGTTACAATGCGTGCTAATACTATGGAACTAGAGAAGGTCAACGTTGGAGAGCGTGTCATCCGTGCAGCTGCACAGGCACAGCCTACATTTACAAATGCAGGTGCAACATTCTCTAAGGTAGAGCTTACAACCAAGAAGATTCGTCTTGACTGGGAAGTTTCAACAGAAGCACTAGAAGACAATATTGAAGGCGGAGCATTGGAAGATCATCTAGTTCGCTTGATGACTACAGCTTTTGCTAATGACATTGAAGATCTTGCGATCAACGGTGATGGATCAACAGGAAACTTCCTTTCAATCATGGAAGGTTTCGTACACAAGGTTACAGCTGGAGGATCAGACGCACATGAGGCACTAGTAACAGTTGCTGACAATGCATGGACTCCATCAGTTATGCAGGAGATCATCCTAGCAATGCCACGTAAGTACCGTGCAGTAAAGAACAACCTAAAGTTCTATGCTGGTACTGACGCATTCCAGGGAATCGTAAAGCACAACGGTACACTTGCTGATGCTATTGCAGATGCATTCTCTTCATACCCAGCTGGTACTCCAGCTAACCGTCAGGCATACCTTGATGGAAATGGTCAGACATTCGGTGGAGCACGTACAACACGTGTTCTTGGTGTTGACGTTCAGGAAGTTCCTTACTACCCAGCAGGTTATGTAGATCTTACATTCCCTTCAAACCGTGTATGGGGATTCCAGCGTGATATCACTGTAAACCGTTTCTACCAACCAAAGAAGGATACAATTGAATACACAGTATTCGTCCGCTTTGGTCTTCAGTGGGAAGAGCTTGATGCAGTTGCTTACGCAGATGCAGCATCAGATTCATAATCTCTGATTAAATTGACGAGGGAGACAGCGTAAAAACTGTCTCCCTTAGTCATATTCTGATATAATAGCAGTGGAGGTCATAATGTCATTAATAGATGAATTAAATAAGAAAACTGTGTTTGAACTAAAGTCATACGCAAAAAAGAACAATATTGACCTATTTGGCGTAAAAACAAAAAATGAAATTTTAGAAGTAATATTTAGTTTTGTACCAAAAGAAAAAGAAGAATTAATAGTTGAGCATAAAGCACCAGCAGAAAAGGTAGCGATTTATTCACTTCGTAACGTGAACTGGGTTGGTGTTGGAGCTTTAACTAAGGGGTATAACATAGTCACTAAGGAGGAAGCTGATAAATGGATTACAAACAAGTCTGTTCGTACAGCTACCCCAGAAGAAGTGAAGAGAGCATACGGTAAATAATGGAAGTCCCAAGAATACCACCATATCCAATTATAACAACTTGGACATTACCAATACCCAACTATGAGTATATAGTTTATGTAGAAGATTTAGTTGATCACTCAATTGAAGAAACACATATGTTTTCAAATGCTAGCTCACAACTAGTTTACCAACTACCGCTAGAAAAGGTACAGTTTGATCGCCGATTCTTGATTAGATTTTATGATACAGAGCATGAGCATATTCTTTATGAAGAAAACCTTGATGTTATCAGACCATATGTAAATCCAGCAAATTTAGGTACTACTGCATCAGAAATAGCAGAATATAAGATGCTTGAATTAGTTGCAAGATCAATTATTGATTCACAAATTGTTGATGGTTTTTATAATGAAAAACATATTGTTCAAACAGTAGGTCTTGGAACAGACTATTTTCCAGTCTGGGAAGACCTTAATAGAGTTTTAAAAGTTTATGAAAATAACGATTTAGTATATGATATTGATGATACAACTATAGGAGACTATAAGTATATTGTTACCCTTGACAACTCAGCAGTTCAAAGAGTTGAGCCTGATCTTTATAATCGTTCTGAGGCTAGACCAATAACTTTGCCTGTATCTCCAGGAAACTTAGCATTCTATGGATATGCTGGAGTAGCATTTCCTCAAGGTTATGACTATACATTTATTTTAGATATAGGATATAAAGCGATACCACCTGATATTGAATATGCAGCAACTTTGCTTATTGATGATTTAAAGTGTGGAAAGCTTGATTATTATAAGAGATATGTTACCTCATACAATACAGATCAGTTCAAGATTCAATTTGATAAAATGCTTTTTGACGGTACTGGAAATATGATTGTTGATAAGATTCTTCAGAAGTACCAAAAGAATATTACTAAGATAGGCATAATTTAATGCTATGCGAATCAACAGATTTTATCTATCCAATGCTTGCAGACATATACTATCCCCTCGTTGAACAGGGAGCATATGGAAATGTCAAAAAGCAATGGATTCTTGATAGATCTGTAGCTTGTAATTTTGCACCATTTGGAAGAGCAGGTAAAGAAGAAGTTATGCCAAATGTTAATATCACTAAAGATAATGTTTTGCTTGGAAGAACAAAAACAGACCTAAGAGTTAGCTCAATTAATTCAAGAAACTCTATAACAAACGTTTTGGTAACAAATATAAGAACATCAGAAGAAGATTCAATATATTTAGAGACATCTGGATCAAGAGATGGAAGATCAACAATATATGAAATAGCAACAACTGAAGCAATTGTTGGTCCATTTGGAAATATTGAATATCATAAAGTTGTTTTGAGAAGATCAGAAAATCAGGCAAGTGATCTCTAATGAAAATTATAATGAATGATGCTATTTTTAAAAAAGATATGAAGAATATTATTGAATACTCTATTGGATTTTTAGAAGGTATACAAGTGGGAAAAACACAATTTTTGCATAATATGGGAATGTTAACTACAGAAATATTAAAAGAATATATTGACTCAAATGCCAGGGTAAATCCAAAAGCACTACACCATATTTATGAATGGTCAAAAGTGGGAAGTCCTGATGCACGTCTATATAATATAAACTATACAATAAGCAACCTTGGCCTTTCGTTTCTGTCAACCATGAAGCAATCAACATCAATTAAAGATGGCTCATCAGTACCTTTTTATAATAAGGCAAAAATAATGGAAGAAGGCATACCAGTAATAATCCAACCAAAGCAGTCAGATGTTTTGGTTTTTGAGGATAACGGAGAAACTGTCTTTACTAAAGGCAAGGTTGTAATTACAAATCCTGGTGGTAATGAAACTAAAGGATCTTTTCAAAAAGTAGTTGATACATTTTTTAATAAATATTTTACGCAAGCATTTTTAAAAACAAGCGGGATACAAGAATATTTAACCAATCCAGTTGTATATCAAAGAGGATTGGCCAATGGAAAAAAATCTGGAAGATCAAAAGGTCTACAAGTAGGATATAGATGGATAACGAATGCGGGGATTAAATAATGGCTAATGATTCATTGTTAAATACACCAGTTTTATGGATTAATAAATATTTGCAAGAAAATGTTACACAGCTAACAAACTTACCTAAGATGCCATTTTTTCCATCAACACCATCAATTTTAGATGATCTAACGGGTTCATTTCCAGAAGGTGGAACAATGGCTGTTTGGGATAGAATGGTTAAGATGAATAGAAAGACTCTTCCACATATTAAAAATGAAGAGATTTTGTACTACTTTTATGCAACTGCTGAAAATAGTATTGAAAATATGGTCAAAATTCAAGAAGCTGTTTTGAGATTAATGGATAGATTTGATGAAACTGCAGAAGAAATAAATAACTGGTGCTCTAATACTAGAATAAATATAGGTACTACAGGTCAACCAGAATATATAGATAATATCTTCTATTTTCATAATTTTAAGGTTTATCAGCTTCAAGAGACAAGAGACATCATAAACTTTGGCACAGCCCGCACATATGGTGGCAATAAGATTATCATTGATTTTGAATACCATCAAAAGCCAGTCTTAGACGCCAACTCCAAGGATACTATAATGGGGTCTAACTGGAAGCCAGAGCAATTAGCCTCAAAACGCTTACTTTAATACCATATAAAAGACTGTTATAATTGACTTGAGGAAACACAACGCCGTACAATTAAATATCTATTTTTTAAAGAAAGAGGTGAATAAATGGCATATAGTCGTGGAACGTCTACCAACATTATCGTTGGTGCAGCAGCACTCTTTGTTGCAGACACAACTTTGACTCCAGGTACACTGGAGCCTTTTGTATCAAGCGAATCATTCAGAGAAACACTTGCTGATGATGCAACTTACACAAACGTAGGTTACACCATGAACGGTCTTGAATTGCAGTTCCAGCCTGACTTCGGTGAAGTACAGGTTGACCAAATTCTTGACGTTGCTAAGCTATACAAGCAGGGTATGAAGGTTAACCTTGCAACAGCTTTTGCTGAGGCTACACTAGAGAATCTTCTTTTGTCTCTAGCATACTCAGATTCAAAGCTAACAGGAACTAAGTCAACATCTGCTGGACAGGCTCTTGACCTTTCAGCAGGAGATATCGGTGAATGCCCAGTTGAGCGAGGAATCGTTGCAGTTGGTCCAGGAACTGGTGACTGTGCAGACTCTGCTTATGTAGAGCGTGTATACTCAGCATACCGTGCACTCTCAATTGAGAATGTAACAGTATCAGCTAAGCGTGACTCAGCTTCAATGTTTGAAGTTTCATTCCGTCTTCTTCCAGAGGACACAACTGGTTCATATGGTAAGATCGTAGATCGTACTTGGACAGCAGCTTCATAATAACAATTTAATAATACGACTTAGCCCATCTCATAACGAGGTGGGCTTTGTTGTTTTATGGTAAACTTGATATATCATGGCAACTACAGTATATAAAACAAAAAATATTTATTTATTTGACGGTACAGAAATAGAGATAATGCCCCTTAAGATTAAGTATCTTAGGGAATTTATGGATGCCTTTGATAAAATCAAAGATACAAAAAATGATGATGAAGCAATGTTAGTATTACTAGAATGTACAAGAATAGCTATGAAGCAATATTTTCCACAGATATCAAAAAGCATAAATGAACTTGAAGATAACCTAGATTTGCCCACAGTCCACGAGATACTAGACATAGCAGGAAATATTAAAATTGGTGCTAATTTAGAAGATGATGTAAAGACTCAAGTGCAAAAAGGAGATCCTGGACCATCATGGGATGACTTTGATTTAGCAAAGCTTGAATCAGAGGTATTTTTGCTGGGGATATGGAAAGATTACAATGAGTTAGAACTATCACTATCTTTATCTGAAATGATGGCAATCATATCAAGTAAAAGAGATTTAGACTATCAAGAAAAAAAGTTTTTTGCAGCAATACAAGGAGTTGATCTAGAAGGAGAATCTGATAAAGGTCAACAAGAGTGGGAAAATTTAAAGGCAAGAGTATTTAGTGGTGGAGCAACAAATGATAGTAATGATGTATTAGCATTACAAGGACAGAATGCACAAAAGGCAGGGTTTGGTATTGGTATGGGTCTTGACTATGAAGATGCTAGAGACCCTTCTCTCATGGTATAATTGATACAAACCTATGGGAGGGATCAACATGGCAACAACTGTGCATGAAGCGCATAAGATCAAGCTAATTGATGGTACAGAAATAACCTTAAGACCACTTAAGATTTCACTTTTGCGAAAGTTTATGAAAAAGTTTGAGGGTATTGCAGCAGTAGTAGATGATAACGATAAGTCAATCAATCTACTCATGGAATGTGTACTAATAGCAATGGAGCAATATAAGCCAGAGTTAGCAGGAGATATTGCTGCACTGGAAGAAATTATTGATTTGCCTACTGTCTATGAAATTGTTGAAACAGCATCAGGAATTAAACTATCTGATGCAGCATCAATTTTTAGCGGTAATGAAGAATAATAACTAAATAAAGAGGTATGCTGAATGGCTGATGTCCAGTCTAATATTAAAGTAAGTATTGATACTACTGATGCACTTTCTAGTATCAAAAACTTACAGAGACAGATATCAGCCTTTCACACCTCAATGGCAAAAAGTGGTGCTGCAGCAAATGCAGTTACTGCTGGTATGCAACAATCATTAATTAATTCAATTAATGCTACGGGCAAATTCTCTGCCCAGATGAAAACAATAAAGACAACTACTGAATCATTTACTAGTTCTTTAGAAAAAAACAAGTTTTCACTAGGAGAATATTTCAGATATGCTGGTGGAGCATCTAAATCTTTTGGCAGACTTTTTAAAACTGAATTTGAAACAATAAATAAAGTTGCTAGAGAAAATGTAAAAGACCTTCAAACACAATATATTAAGATGGGCCGTGATGCTAATGGCTCAATGAGGGCAATTGCTGTAAGACCACTATCTCTTGATATGAATGATCTTGCAACAAAAACAATGATTGCTTCTGAAAAGCAGGCATTGCTTAATCAACTTTTAAAGCAGGGTTCTACAAACCTTCTCAACTTTGGTAAGAATACACAGTGGGCTGGTCGTCAGCTCATGGTTGGTTTTACAGTTCCATTAATTACCGTTGGTTCTCAAGCTGCAAAAACATTTATGGATATGGAAACACAAGCAATTCGTTTTAAAAAGGTGTATGGAGATTTATTTACACCAGCAGCAGAGACTAAACAAGCATTAGATGGAATTACAGAGCTTGGAAAGCAGTTTACTAAATATGGAGTTGCTGTTTCATCTACAGTTGGATTAGCAGCAGATGCCGCCGCTGCAGGTTTTCAAGGTGTTGATCTGCAGCGTCAAACAACAGCAGCAACAAGACTTTCTATTTTAGGTCAAATTGATAACCAGCAAGCACTATCAACTACTATCTCGTTACAAAATGCATTTGGAACATCCAGTGCTGACCTAGCAAACAATATTGACTTTTTAAATGCAGTTGAAAACCAGACTGTAACCTCTCTTGATGATATTACTACTGCAATTCCAAAGGTTGCACCAGTTATTAAACAAATGGGTGGAAATGTAAAAGACCTTGCCTTCTTCCTTACAGCAATGAAGGAAGGTGGAATTAACGCATCTGAGGGTGCAAATGCGCTTAAGTCTGGACTTGCATCTATGATTAATCCAACAGCAAAAGCATCAGCAATGCTTGCTGGATTTGGAATTAATATTAAAAAAATTGTTGTAGATAATAAGGGCGATCTAAAGAAAACAGTTATTGATTTTGCTACTGCATTAAATCAGCTTGATCCGCTAAATCGTGCACAAGCTATTGAGCAGATGTTTGGTAAGTTCCAGTTTGCACGTATTTCAACTTTGTTTGCAAATGTAACTAAACAAGGTAATCAAGCATCTAAGGTTCTTGATTTAGCTGGCGCATCAGTTCAAGATCTTGCAAATCTATCAGAAAAAGAATTAGGTATTACAGCAGATTCAGCAATGAATAAGTTTAAAAAATCTATTGAAGATTTAAAACTTTCTTTAGTTCCAGTTGGAGAAGAATTCTTAAAAGCAGTTACTCCTATTGCACAAACTGTTTCTGATATATTAGATAAGTTTAATAATCTTGGTTCTGGAACTAAAAGAACTATTGTTATTTTAACAACAGTTATTGCTGGACTTGGACCAATTTTACTTATGACCTTTGGTTTGCTTGCTAATGGTGTTGCTAATATAATTAAGGGTTTTGCAGCAATGAAGACCCTATTTAATAAAACAGGACAATCAACTGCAACTCTTGGCACTGAAGTAAAATATATGACTCTTGAGCAGAGAAATGCTGCAGCTGTTGCTGCATCACTTGATCAAATTCATAGAAACCTTGCACAAACATTTACTGCGGAAGCAGCATCAGTAGACTTACTTACAAATGCTTATTCTAGAGCTATTGCAAAACAAAATCAATTTATACCTACAGGAATTCCAATGGGCCGTGGTCCAATCAAGAAGAGGGCTAAAGGTAAGCCTAGAATTATTGGCGGTACTGGAAATCAAGATTCAGAACTTTCATTACTAATGCCTGGCGAAACAGTAATACCAACAGATATGAGTAAGAAGTATGGCGCTCTAATCAATGGAATGATTGCTGATAATATTCCTGGTTATGCAGAAGGTTTAAAGTCTAGTTTTATTACAAATACTTCTACATCTGCAGTAGCATCTCATTTTGATGTTACAGCTCCAAGCGAACTTGCAAAAACAATTAGACTGGTTGGAGATGAGCTTAAAGGATTTTCAACAACAATCCTTAAACTTACAAATAGTGTAAGTGGTTCAGGATATGATTTAGTAAAAAGCCAAGAAGAATTAATTAGCTCAGTTAAAGATGAAAATGCTGTACTATCTGGCGGAAGATCTTTTGGCGGTACAACAACTCTTGGTACAGGATCAAGAAACACAATGTTTAATGCAATTGGCATTAAGGGAGAACCATTTACTCTGGACGCTTTAGTTGAAGCAGGAGATAAAGCAACTACATCATTACAAAAAGATAAAGGTGCAATAACTAAACATACGGCAGAGCTTGAACAACTTTCTAAAGAAGGAGCAGTTGCAAAAAGTTTATTACAAGATTCAAATACTGCAACTAAATCAAGAATTGAATACATGAGAACTAATGCTAAGCAGGCAATTACTGAGGGAATTCTAGCAGATGCTAGAATAAAAATTGATGGAAAAAGAATTACTGTAGATCAAGCAAACACTATTGCTAATGAAAGAATTGCAAAAGTAGATGCTGAATTAGCACAACTTAAGCAATCTGGAATAGCACCAGAACAACAAATATTAGCAGCAAAACGTAAATATTTAGCAGCAATGATAAAGTCTGGAACTGGTGAGTTTGTTATTGCACCATCAGGAACTGGCGGAGGAGTTGCTAGAGATACGGCTACAGGAAGACCACGAAGTTCAAATAGAGTTAATTTCTTAAATCAAAAAGTAGGAGAAAGACAAGCAGCCTATGGTGGACGTGGAGCAGTTCAGATATCAGCCTTAGTAGCAAAAGATTTTGCACTTAAAGGAAAAAGTTTAGTTGAGTCAGCTACAGCTGCACTTATTAGTGGCGCAAGATCAGCTCTTCGCATTGCCTCACCATCTAAAGAAATGCATGATGCAGGATCTAATGCAGGAAAAAGTTTAGTAGAAGGTGTAAAGTCTAAAAATAAAGATGCTAATATAGCAGGACAAAATCTTGGAACTTCTATTATTTCTGGAGCAGATGCTAGAAGAGCAACACGAGCTGCAGGAGCAGCACCTATAGGACCAGCAACGCCATCAGGAGCAACTTTACTTCCAATGACAACTCCTTTAGCACCAACAATGTTTTCAAGAATGAAGGGCATGACTGGAAAAATTGCTGGTAAGTTTGCTGGAAGAGGAGCAGGACTAGGTATAGCAAGTAACTCTGCTATGATAGCAGCATCTTTCTTACCTGGAAAAATGGGAGAACTTGCACAAAAGATTATGCCAGCAGTATTTGGTTTTCAAGCACTTTCAATGATTTTGAAGTTTTTGCCAGGACCATTTAAATTAGTTACTGTTGGACTTGCAGCGACGTATGGAATTATAAAACTGCTTAATGCAGCAAGAGAACGTGAAAGACTAGCAATTGAGGGTCTTGCAGATGCTGCAACAATGTCTGAAAAGAAGTTAAAAACTCTTGGAGATTTTTTTGGTATAGTTCCAACAAAGATTGATTATTTATCTAGAAATGGTAGCACCACAACAGGAGCAACACCACAACAGCAAGCACAAATTGATACTTTACAAAAAGATAAAAACTTCCAAAAAGATTTCAAAAATGATATTACATCTTTAAAGAAGGCATCAGCTGCACAAGCAAAACTAGTTTTTGATTCTATTGGTATACAGTTACAAGGTTCAGGTTTTGCTAAAGAACAAATAGATCTCATAGTAAAAGCACTTCAAGAAGAATCTGGTAAAACTAATGTTAAGTTTGATTTTGCTAATATTGACCTTACAACAGATAAAGGAATATTAAATTTTGATAAAAACTTTGGAGATATTTTAAAACAAATTGATTCTGGAGTTAACCAAGTTTATAGCAGTTTTAAATCTTTTAGTGGCAAAACTGGACAGTGGACTGGTGGCGTAGTAACAGAAATATCTAAAGAAGCTAAAATAAACCTTAAGTTAGCAGCAGATGCTGCAGCTGGTTTTATGAATAGCTTAACTGCACAATTAAAAAATGGAACTATATCTGTAGATCAATTTAATCAAGGATTTGCAAGAATTAATTCAGCAATCCAATCAATGCCAAAGCCAGAACAAGTTCTTTTATTAAATGCAGTATTTAAAATTTTACCAAAAAATGTTCAAACAGCATCTTCTGGAATAACAGATACTTCACAAAAAATGGCTATTCTAGAAGCACAGTCACTAGGTTTAACAGATGCTGCTCTTGGATTAGCAGGAGCATTTAAAATACTTAATTCACCAGATGTTTTTGGTCCAGATAATGCAATTAGTAAATATAATGCACAAAATAAGATTAATGTAATTATAAAACAAGTAAATGATGCTAAAGCAGCAATTAAAAAAGCATTAGGTTCAGGAATCAGCACCAAAGACTACATAGATCCAACTGCTGGTATAAATGGTTCAGGAAAAGCTGATAATCCTTATCTCAAAATACTTCAAAAAGAAATTGATGCACTTAAAGCTAAGCGTGATGCACAAAAAGATGCAAATGATGAAGTACAAAGACAAATTGACCTAGAGATGAAAATGCAGGATCTTTCTAATCAAGCAACTCAGGCTAAGATTTCTGGTAATTATCTACAAGCAGCAATGCTTGGACAACAGGCACAAAATACACAAATGGCTTTTAATAAAGAAACAGAACTAAGAAAGAAAGATGCTGAAATTGCTGCATTGCAAGCAAGATATGATGCTATTAAGGGTGGTGCAGCTCTTACTAAGGAAGAGAAGGCAAAGATACCTAAGAAGGCCAATGGAGGCCTTATAAAAGGTCCTGGAACAGGGCGCTCTGACTCAATTAAAGCATCTCTTGGATATGCAGGTGGAGGATCTATCCGTGTTTCAAATGGAGAGTTTATTGTAAAGGCTTCATCTGTTGGACAATATGGACTTACTAATATGAATGCAGTAAATAATGGTACAGCAGATATCAGCACAAATTCTGGCGGTACCGTGTATAATATAAATATGCCTATTACTGCTAACCAGTCAGATCCAAAGGCAGTGGGCGAATATGTAATTAATAAGCTTAAGGTTGAGCTTAATAAAAATAATAAGAGCAATAGGGTGGTGATCTAATGGCATATGCATTACAGTCAGCAATACATGTATCTTTAGATAATTCCACATGGTATAAACTTACAGACCATAATAGAAAAGAAGTTCAGGTTACGCCAGAGCTTATTGAAAGCTCATCACGTATGGCTAATGGAAAGCTTAGAAAGTATGTTGTTGCTCAAAAATATAAGATTTCAACATCTTGGAGCTTTGTTCCATCAAAAACGGCTTTAACTGTTGATGGTAACTACGGTGCAGCATGGCTTGAATCATTTTATCAATCCAATGTTGGTATTCCAATGTATGTTAAAGTAATTAGTTCAGAGATTGATCCAGATGCATCAATTGGTGGAATACCTTCAGATTCTAACTATAAAGGTTCTTCAACTGGTTTTAAGGTTTATAATGTTTTTATATCTGATTTTAATTCAACAACTATTAAAAGAACACCAGATAGAGGACTAGTTAAAGGTTCAGATTATGTTGATATGAATATTGAATTTACGGAGATCTAATGTTAAATGTAGGTACATTAACACAAAATCAAAGTACTGATATATTCAAGAACTCAGAATCTATTAATTTAATACCAGTAGTTTCTGCTGAGTGGAACCATAATTTATTTAATACTCCATACCTTACCGTTGCTGGAATAGGAACAAAAATTTCAGGATCTCTTACATCTGGAACTGTTGCTAGTGTAACTTCTGGAGCTAAACCAAACTTTACAACTAAAAGTTTTAATATGGCTAATGGCAAGGGATCAGCAGAATATACTATTACAGCAACAGGTGGTCTAGCATATAAGATAATTACATATGTAAAAACTAGTGATGCAATACCAGTTATGATCACTGGCTCAGCTAAAGGATCTGATACACAATATGGATCTGAACAAACTGAAGCAGATTCTCTTGGATGGACTAAAATAGTTACATATATTGGTTCAAATGGAGAAGATGGAATAGCTTCATTTGTTTATACACTTAAGGCTAATTCTTTAAGCGGTACAAATATAAATCCAACAGTATCATTTACAGTACCAGAGATATACGAAACAACATTCTTTGATTATCAGTATCACTCACTATGGCCTACAGAAAATGCTTTTACATATTTTAGACCAGGTGAATCTTATGTAGCAACTGGAGATGCAAACTTTGCTTTCCCTTCTAATTATAGAAAAATAACATCATCTGTTCTTAATGGATACTCAACTGCAACATATTCACCAGTTAGTCCAATTGTACAAAACCCATCTTTTTTCTTAGCATCATCACCAGTGCCAGTTTTAAAGACTGCTTTGCCTACAGATATTTCTCCATATAAGTATTTTGTTTCTGATAAAACATCAAAAAGTATAACTGCTATATATGAGAAGCCAATTACAACAAATAAAATTGTTCTTAAGTTTAATACAATTATGACAACACCAACAATTAATATTGCTCTTAATGGTTCAAATATATCTGTTGATTCAAGTGCAAATATATCTTTAGCTAATAATGGATCAAATCCTTTTAATGGCGTGCTTACATTATACTGGACTGGAACTGCATGGACTAAAACAAAATGGTCTGATATGCCTAAATTTAGCTCAACAGGATCTTTAGCAAAAGCAACAACAATAAGCAAGATAACTGTAACAGAAATATCACGAACAATTAATTCAGGCTTTTCATCATTAACTGGTGCATCAAATTCAAGTACAAATATTGGTGCAGATTTTAACAGAATGCATTTAGTAGAAGTTTCTCCAAGACTTGAGATTGATCTATCTGATTTTGTACAAGATATAAGTATAGATAAATCACTAGATTCAGGAAACAGTGCTTTGCCTATTTCATCTATAAATACAAATGATGCACGTATAGTATTGTCTGGCATACCAGCAATGAATGGATCAACACTTGTACCAATTTTTTCTAGCCAAAGCGATCAGACTTCAACTATATTATCAAACTTACTTAGAAAAAATGTAAAGTTTTATATTAATTTTAACCTAAAGACTTACTCAAGTCTTAGTGGAGGAACAACTACATCAAATAAATATATTCCTGGAGGAATATTTTATTCAGATTCTTGGGATGAAAATGATATTCAAGATGTTAATATTCAGTGCTTTGATATTTCACGGTACTTACAAGCAACACCAGTACCAGATTATGTAGCTAACCTAAAGAATGTATTTGAGGTAATAACAAGCATACTTGATCTAGCTGGTTTTACTGATTATGACTATGATTCATTATATGCTATATGTAATAGTAAAACAGCACCTCTTGATATATCTTATTACTATTGTAATTCAAAAGACTCAACCATTATTGATGCACTAAATCAAATATTTATTGCATATCAAATTGGTGCATATATTGATGAGTATGGAATTATGAAATTTATTAGTCTTTCAAAGATTCTTGATCCTTCAACATCTTCTTTACTTTCAATAACTGATTCAGATATTACTCAAGGTGGTTTTTCAATATCTAATAAAGCAAAGCCAGGAAAAATATCTTTAAGATATCAAACCCCAAAAATTAAACAGTCTCCATCATTACAAAATATAAAAAACCTTAATGTTAAAAATTCTCCATCTTTTGTATATACAACCTCAAATGATGTTGTATGGCAACAGCAAACAATTGACTCAGTTGGTTTTAACTACCTTGATGCTGATATGGCAGCAGATGATAATGTATTTAAAATCAATAATAATGATCTATTAGATATATTCCATACATTTAATTTAAATAATGATGGATATGCTGTTATTGAAAATGAAATCGTTTCATTTGTATATAAAGAATATAAGATATCTAACCTTGCAGAGACAGACTATGTTTATGTGTCAGTTAAAAATAATCTTGAGTTATCTTCTGAAATAGATAATTTTATCAAGCAATATAGCATTGGTCTCACACTATCTGACGGAACAGAAAAACAGGACTATGACATATTAGTAACACCAACAGGAAACATAACAAATGTACAAAGAGGTATGTTTGGAACTTCACCTTCAGTACATGGAAGAATTGTTGATTTAGAATCTGGTGGATTATCAGAAGAAAAAATAACAAAAAATTACTCAAATATATCTTCGTCTAATGTTGCACAAATTATTAACGATAAAACTTTCAATACTGGAGATCTTACAGATAGCCTACCAAGTATTGATAAAATACAAGTATCAACTTCTGGTAATTATAAAACAATTATATATCCAACAGATATATACGATATTGGCTATAGCACGTATTCAGTAAAATTTGAGCTTCCAGAACAAAGCGTTTGCTCTGCAGGTTTATTCTTTAATATGGAAAGCCATCAGTCAACAACAGGAGCATACTTTGTACAGCTTGCTAGATATAATC